TCGTGTAGAATTTACTATGGATGTAATCAGGGATGAGGGTATCCAGTGTTGGGAAATAGGTGAGGTTTATCTAAATACTTAAAAAGTATAATGGCAAAGTTAGATAAAACTCAGATTAGGAAAGGAGATAGAGCAGAACTTCTTTTAAAGAAGTTCTTTCATTTTCCTGGTTATATGAATAGATTTTTGGTTATACCAGGTGCAGGAGTAAAGGGAGGACAGTTTGATGCAGAAGCGTTAGTTTTTACTGAAGGGAATGAGGAGATAATTGCTTTTGAGACAGATCAGATGTCTGATTATAAAGAAGCATATGCTCGTTTGGAAAATATGTTGAATGGTAAAGGTTCATTAAAATTTACTGGAAAGTATGTTGATGATGGTACTATAGAGACAGTTAAGTTAAATGATTTGGAAAAAACAGAAGAATTTGGAGGACAAACTGGCAAAAGGGTTAATCTCGGTATTAAATTTGAAAAAGATTTCTATGAAAGTCTTGATTGTTATTTAAATTGTCAGTGTAAACCAACTCCATATGAGAAAGAGGTAAAGGAATTGCTTGAGAAAATAGGAATTCCTGGAGGACTTATTGATGTTGAAGCTGTAGGTGGTAAAAATCAACCACGACCAATAGCAGGAAATTCTAATAGATTGTATGTTACTGCTGGTGGAAAAGATACCTTAGATATTGGTAGTACAATTACTGATATTACTACAGGATGGAGAAATAATGAGAAAGTATACCTTTCTCTTAAGCACGGAAATACTTTGACATTTATTAATTCAGGAGTTGGTAAGATATTTCAACCTAATGATTATCAAAATTTCTTTACTAAACAAAAAGGTTATTCTGGTTATACTAATGTGATTGGTAAAGGTATTTTTAAAATGTTTGGTATAGATCCAGTTGAATTTGCATCCGTTTTTCAAAATTATGGTAAAGGTTATAAAGGTTCAAAGGTTAATACAACTTCAGAAGCAGATATTGGTATGATAAAGACAATGTTACAGTATGCTATAGGATATAATTATTGGATGATTCATGGAGGTGTAGGACCAGTTAAAATGTATAATGTAGATAAAGAATATATGAATAGATCTTCTGCAATTACTGGGGATGTTACGGTTCATTATGGTGGATCGTCAGGGAAAGGAAAGCGTATTGATATACATATGGAGAGTTCAGTATATAAATTCATGTGGAATATTAGAAACAAGCAGGGTGGTCTATACCCTACTCACATAATGTGTGATTATAAAAAGAAATAAATAAAGATACGGAAAGCAGTAGATATGAAGTCTTTTCAGCAATTTTTATCCGAAGCACCTAGAACATCCCGTGCAGTTGAGCAAGCTCGACGCTTGGGATTTGTTTCGGACGGT